CAGGGATTACAAACTGCGTACCTTTCCATATCAAGGGTTGCTCGAGGCTATCCTTGAGTCGCATAAGGCAATCAGCATGCTGAGTCCACGTATACTGTACGTATGACATTTGGAGCACAATAGCGTCATGTACTTGGTCTAATATATCTACAGGTTTAAAGTGTTCTTGGTCATAGTATAGGTAGTTAATGCCACGTCTATTTATAATGTCAGCAACAGTTGACTGTGGGATTTGAGCATATAACTCCTTGAATAGGTCGTCTCCCCACCTGTCCATGAATGTACGTCTACGTCCCATTAGATTCTCAAGGGTTCGATTCTTCTGCAACGCAGCACGTACCCATGCGTGATACTGTCGAACGCCAGGGTAGACGTGGTGGTAGCGTTCAATGATCCACTTCGATTCCTTCTCCTCCATCTCCATCAAATACGCGAAGGCCTTGTACCCGAGATCGTAGTTGAATGAGTGGTTACTCTTCTTACCCCAGAAGCGTTTGGTATGTACTCCATCACCCAGAGCGCATTGTACTTCGTCCTTATCCTCCTGCCTTATCACATCAATAGGGTCACCGAATATTAGTGAGCCAGTCTGACTGTGTATATCTATCTTCGACTCAAACGCATGTATCATGGCAGGCTCGGGTGCGATGTATGCTACGATGCGATTCTCAGCCTGGCTGAGGTCTAGGTTATATAAGACAAACCCTTCGTCAGCACACAGAAATCGCAGCATTTCTCCAGGCAGGTTCTGCATATTGCCTCCCGTACCGAAGATAGTCTTACTTGAAGAGAGTCGTCCTGTCTTTGCTCCGACAGGGTTGAAAGCGCAACGTATGCGATTATCAGGGTCGATACGCATGTCGTAGTAAGTTCCCCTAAGTTTGGCAAGTCTTCTTGCCTCAAGGAGTATACTCGCTTCTTTGAAACCCTTTCGAGCGAGACGTTTAAGAGCATCACGGTCTGTGCTAATCCCTCCAGTTTTCCTATTAATATAAGGCTTACATCCTCGTTTGACATAGAAGTACTCCTTCAACTGTTGTGGACTATTAGGGTTAATATCGTAGCCGCAGAGTGCGCGAAGTTCACCTGTCAACTGAGCCTCCCTAGCCGCGGCTTCTTTACTCGCGTCTCTCATACCCTGTACGTTTGTGAGGATGCCACGCTCTCCCATATACACGAGTGGTTCTACAACTCCCACCTGCGTATTATACGTCTCGAGGTTACCCTGCCTTGTGATCTCTGCAATCAGCTTTGGGAACGCCTCCATACAGACAGCCGCATCCTTTGCATTGTATATCCAGAAGTCATACTCAGGACCTCCATATTTCATATGCTTCTTCCCATCATCCTTATAATAGGGCTCGTCCGTCCAGATGCTTGTGATAAAGTCGAGACCCTTTGGGAAGTCAGGATATGCAATGCCTACTGCAACCATTGTATCTTGTATATTGCGTGTCCTTATGCCATACTTACGTGCGTTGAAAGTGGAGTCGAAGACAAAGTTCTGCCCCAGCTTCATCACCTTCTGATCCTCGAGGATACGTGCGATAGCACGCCATACCTGCCCCTCCTGTTCAACAGTGAAGTAGTCACGACCCTCTTCCCTGAAGGGTATACACATAGCATCATATGCGCTCTTCGCAAATGCTATACAACTTACTTCTTCATTCACTACTTCAATATCCACTCCTACCATTTGCACACTCGCGCACTGTTGCAGATATGCCATGGCATCGTAGAAGGTAGGACGAACCTTGAGGTCACGCTTTGGTAGGCGTATTTCACTGAATTCAGACTCTCTCTTTATCTTAGAGAAGTCATATGTGATAAAGTGTTGCCAGATATACTGCCAAAGGGCTGCTGCTGGGTGTATGGTAGGGATGACCTTAACTTTCCGTCCACGTATATCTCCCTCGAGTACAGACCCACGACGCTTTGTTATTGCTGTCTTCCCTGTTAGTACGTACATAGGTACGTTACCAAGTGGGACAATCACGTTAGGCTGCAACGTGTCCAGTTCATCCATCAACTGTGCAACGTAGTCGATGCATGGGCCTGTCATACTAACGCCCTTGGGGCCAAATGAGATGAACTGTGATATGTCGTTGTTGATAGGTTGTTCTCGTATCACGTTTGTGAGGAACACTTCAGAGCGTGTAATGCCCCGCATCTGCATGCACTTCTCCAACAGTTGCCCAGCTGGCCCCATGAAAGGACGACGCGTCTTATTCTCAACAGAACCCCATGCTTCTCCGATTATGACTATCTTCGCATCACGAGGGCCTTCACCTGATACACGATTCATCATGACCTCCCATACTTACCATACTCGCCCTCGAATACGCGAACTGCGAATGCATCTTTATACTCCTTTGACAGGTCAGTTCCAACTGCACTGAGGCCAAGGTTTGCAGCGGCCAATAGCGTGTTGCCACTACCAAGGAATGGTACTACTACACGACAGCCTTCAGTACAGAATGTACTGATCACTTCCTGTATCAACTCAACAGGCCGCTCTGTAGGATGGATCTTCTTCATTGCAGGTACCGGCTTGTAGTTGAATACGTTCGATCTTCCCTGCTTCACGATCTGCGCATTCCCCTTACGTGCGTAAAAGAATGGTTCATAGGTGTTAGCAAGGTACCTATCAGGTGCCATTGTCTGGCCTGCATCCCCCTTATACCAGTTGGCAGGAATTCGTCGAGTGTCGAACCCCACATCTCTAAGAAGTGTATACAAGGGCTCAAACCAAGGCTCCTGTGCAAACCAGAGAACGAGCCAACTATCAGACGCCATGACCCTGTAACATTCACGCAGAATGTTTCGCATAAAGTCGATATATGTCGACTGCTCTGCTTCGTTATAAGATTCGATTTCATACTGAGAACCTCCCTCTGCCTTCTTTATATTCATAAGGTCGATTGCGTAGGGTGGGTCTATTTCACAGAAGTCGATACTCTTATCGGGGAGCTGTTTAACCACGTTGAGGAAGTCACCTACTATATACCGATTCAGCAGTGATAGTTGCAGCTTATCCATAGGCTGCTCTACCTTATGCTGTTCTATCCGCTTGGCCATCTCTTCTCGTATTGCACTCTCCTTCAGTTTGGCGAGCATCTTGTTCGCCTCATTCTTATTCTTCGCGTCCTTCAACTGAGGGAACGCTTCGACAGCACGGGCCAGTTCTATCTCACGTACCACATCTGACTGATCGACGCCAAGGAGACGAGCCGTATCACGCTGAGACCACCCGCTTGCTGTAGGAGACGTACCAACCTTCTTCCCATGTATCTTAATCTGGAGGTCGTGAATCTCCTTCTTCAAGCGTGTAGCCTCAATCCATGTCATATCCTTGCGGCATACATTCTCCATCAGTTCAATAACGCGCATTTGTATATCACTTATTGTGGTGGGGAAGACGCGAACTGGTACATCTTTGATGCCTGCCACTTCTATCGCCTTCATCCTCCTCCCACCGGCTAGGAGCGTATACGTGCCATCTTCACACACCTTTACAGCAAGTGGTTGTATGATGCCCTCCTCTCGTAGGGATGTGGCTAGTCCTTGTATATCCCCATAGTCCTCTCGAAAGCGGTCTCCCACGACTATCTGATCTCTCTGTATAACACGAAGTTCCATATCACTTCCCTTTCATTAGAAATGCAGCTACCTGCTCAGGTGTTAAGTTCTTAATCAAGTCGTCTACACTAACGCTGCTAGCTTCTGTCTTGGGAGCCCTCTTCGTTGGTGCGCTACTCACTTGCCTCTTCACAGTACGTCTACTCTGCCTAACGTCTTTTAAGAGCGTCATGAGCTCTTCATCAGACATCTCGCTCGCGCTCTTCTTTAAGTCCATTAAGTCCATTTGCGTCTCCCATCCTTATTATATCGTTGCCTTTCAGTTTTCTCGCTATTATCATAGCGATAACGATTTCACCTTCCTTCTCAATCATATCGAGGACATCTTCCACGAGTATGCGAATGATCTTAGATCGCATGCCCCAGGGTACGGTGTCTTCCCATCGTTTGAGTATTGCCAGTGTTACGTCAGCAGATAAGCGAGGCACATATGCGTTCTTCATGTTGGCCTCCTTGCTGTTGTTGTGTGCTTTGATGAAATTTTCATCATAGGTGATATGTATGTGGGAGCCGACTTACATGACCGACTCCCACTCTGTTACACAGTGTTATTTACCAGCAACCCAGTTCTTCACACGATTCTGCTTCCCATATTCAGGGTCATCTTTCTCATTCAAGACGGCCCACGCTGTCTTGCCAATCAGCTCATTCGTGTTGAACCCACCACTTGCGATGTCGAAGGCTGCACGGAACTGCTTCATCCCCAGCTTCCGATTGTTGTTGCTCTTGTCGTCCTGGTTCCCATCAGGGAACATGATAACGTGAGAGATGTCCTTCATGTACGGCTCATTCACGATCTCCATACGGATCATGAGGAAGTCGCCGCTCCCCTTCTGGCTCGTGCCAGTCTTGGCATCCACAATGCGGAGCTGTGCTTCTGTTCCACCAGGGAGGGTTCCGAGTTCTACTGCATCACCATCTTCAAAGTTGATAAATGTTGCTTCTTGCTCTGACATATTACTACTCCTTTTCCTACTTTAATTTAGCCCTCTACTGAGTGGCTTGTTCTTTCTTATCTTGATTGTTCTGATTGAATAAAGGTTTATCATCAGTGGGATAGCCCGCTTTTGTTAATAGTGCTTTTATATTCTGATCCTCATACATCTGAAACCTCCCATCCGAGCCGAGCCTGGTTCGCGCCTTGTATAGGCCAGTTGCCCTTGTGAGGAGTTGGTAGTTGACGCTACCGCTTGTCTCCTTTGTCATGGCACAGTATACTTCATCGAACAGGAGAGGCATCTTTATTCTATGCGTCTTACCTGTAAAGAGAGGCCCGATGAACATACGACCACTACCTTCGTCCTTGTCTATATCATCATGACAGATCAAGATGACATCGCATGGCAGTGTGAGCATATCTCGTATGGCAGTACCAAGCATGGCCATCACAGGGCTGTAGTCGTTCTGGAATGGGTGTCCACCTGCGCGACCTGCCTTCTTCAAAATGACGTTCATAGCAGCGTCACTCCACGTTGTTGCACTGTCCAGTGCGTAGGTGCCGAAGTGGTTGAAGAACCCTTCACGTTTACGCTTGTGGTATACCTGATCCCACTTCTCAAAGGCAGTTGGAGCCTTCGGGTCTTCAACTTCCCAGCGTGTATCTGCTACTATCCTTCCAGCATCAATATCACCCCTTATTGATTTAGTGCCACCTGGGTCGAAGCTGTCTATGTAGACAGGTAGGCGACACGTCTTCAATAGAGACGTCTTTCCAGTTCCGAATCCTCCATATACGATAGCGTTAAATGTCTTTGAGTTGACACTCTCTGCATACATTTGCTGAAGTTCGGATACTTCCTTCTGGATGTCAAGTGCCACTGT